TTTCTTGTTTTCGTTCCGAAAGCGCTTCACAATCGCTGAGTTCTTAAGATCGACTTTCCAATCGTCCCGCTTTCTGAGGCGAAGGATTGCAGGGAAATTAGAGGCGATCACCATCATGTCATTACGATCACGGCGATCGACATTGCCCAAACCCGTTTTCATGATTTCGGTGTGAAAGATTTGATCGGATTTGTGAAGTGAACGGATGCCAAGAAATATCGAGCCAAGCTCATTGTATCCGTCAAGCATGGACTCAGCCTGAAGGCACAGTGTGTCAAATACGGCTTCACCGTGGGCTACAGCTTGGGCTTGGGTAAACTGTGTGCCGTTGAATGTGAAAGTGCCAGTGACCGTTGCAGTTGCTGTGTTGTTAGTCATGTCGAAAACTCCTTGTTTGTGGCGTTGTTGCCGTTTCGATGTCTTAACTTCTGCCCGATGGTCCGAAAAAGGTCAAGCTCTTTTCCCGTGCATTATGCGAAAGAAAAAGGAGGATGGTGACGGACGGTCCGTCAGAAGCCGATTTTAGTGAGAACGAATTAGCAACACCAGTGAGAACGAATTAGCAACACTGCCTCGCGTGACGTTATGTGATGACACATGATGTAGGCGTTATGCGCTAGGGGTAGGCATTATGTGACGTCATGTCATACGTTACATGCATAAATCTGCCTGTTCTATGCGTCGGGCGTATGATCACATGTAATACGCGCATATGTAAGCATGTAATGATACCTAATCAGTAGGAAAACCTATAGAAAACAACAGCTTAGGCTCATATATGCCCACATTATGCGTCCAAGCGCACATGATGACCCGCACAGACGGGTACGGGCGAGGGCCACCCCCCCGTTAGGCGTTACGTATGTATGTACACTGCAACACACGGGGTTTTTCAATAGCACACGCTTACGTTGTAGAGCACATTTATGCTTGACTCGGTAGTAAATCTCCTGTATCATACTTTTATGTACACTGAGATAGCTAATTGTTTCACGTGAAACATTAAGAAGACATAGAAGTTTCCTATACGAAACATATAGTGGAGACATTTATGGTACATATATCATTATTCCTACAGATCAGCCAAAAGAGAGGCTTGACATAGGGTAATATCTGTGTAAAACTACGTAGTAGTAGTAGCCTATGTATACATTTAAAGTATACAGTTATGTATAAACCAAAAAATAGTATACTACTCTTTAAATCAGCCTAAGAATAGTTCACATTAATGTATACATACACTAACAATCCTTTTTATTTTAACCTTAATTAAAAATAGTAGTTGACAATGTCTAAAAAAAGAGTAAAACTTACTGCAAGTGAGAATGTAATAGAAGAGTATTACAAAGCTCTTGTATCAAACAACCCTCGTTCTGTATTACAAGTACACATTCCTAAGTCAGACGTCTTTTATGTACGTAAAGCCATAGAAGAAGCGACAGGGGAAAGATATACTTTAGACCATGTAGAACGTTCTATGTATTTAGAGGGCCATTTATCTCGTAATGAGGTATTAGACCCGGATAGACCTAGAGGATACTGTAGTTACGATGCCTAGACAACACTTTGATGATTGGAAAGTAATGCCACGGCTAATGATGCTTGTGGTTACGCTGTTAACTTACCAAGTTACACATTGGTACATGGGTTTACCTGATCCTACCATACAGCAGAGTGGACTTGTATCAGTTGTAATGGGTGCATTAACTGGTTGTTTTGCAATATGGATGGGTAAAGAATAATGATAGGACAACTCATAGGTAGCCTTACAGGTTTAGCCACAAGTATCATTGATGGTAAGACCCAGATTAAACTCACAGAAGCTGAGATAAAAAAGAAACAGCTTACAGGTGAGTTAGATTGGGACTTGGAAGCTATGAGGGCTACTGAGAACTCATGGAAGGATGAATGGATTACTTTGTTGTTTAGCATTCCGCTTATCTTAGCTTTCTGTGGTGATTGGGGTAACGACATAGTAGCACGTGGGTTTGCAGCGTTGGAGGTTATGCCTCAGTGGTATCAGATTGCGTTAGGTGGTATTGTAAGTGCATCCATAGGAATGCGTTCAGTGAGTAAGTTCTTTGGAAAGAAATAACAATGTCCTAAAAATGCCACAGTTAAGCGACATAGACAGGCAGTTTATTACATTAGAAAAACAACAGCAAGAAATACGAGAGCAAGCAAAGCTCATAGAGGAGAAACGAAATGGGGTTTAAGTTATCATCACGTAGTATTAGTAGGCTTGAGGGTGTTGATTCAGGACTAATAACTGTAGTTAATGCAGCTATAGACATGACTAAAGTTGACTTTGGTGTAACTTGTGGTATGCGTACAGTAGCCGAGCAGGAAGCTTTGGTTGCAAAGGGTGCATCACAAACTATGAAAAGCAAACACTTAGAGGGTCGTGCAGTAGACCTTGTAGCTTACGTTGGTCCTAACGTTACGTGGGCTTTGAATATGTATGACGATATAGCTGACGCTATGGCTGACGCTGCACGTATTCACGGTGTAGCTATTAAGTGGGGAGCAGCTTGGAGTGTAGGCAACATTGCTGAGTGGGACGGTTCTATGGAGGATGCAATGAATGCATACGTAGACCTTCGCCGTTCACAAGGTCGTAGGCCCTTTATTGATGCTCCCCATTTTGAACTTATGTAAGCAGTATGTACACGTTTGTTCTTATGGTGTATCTAGGTACAACTAGAGAACTAATAGAGGATACGATGGTGTTTAACAATATAGAGCATTGTAACTACTACGCTAGAGAGATAACTAAGAGATACAGCACACACGGTATAGCTCCTGAAGATAGGGTTGTAGCTTATTGTTTACCTAAAGTCAGGGAGCTAAAATGAGTATTACATATAGAGGTGAAAAGTTTGCAGGTTATAACAAGCCGAAGCGTACCCCTGATCACCCGAAAAAAAGTCATGCCGTACTTGCAAAAGAAGGTAAGACCATCAAGCTCATCAGGTTCGGTGAACAGGGAGCGAAGACCGCCGGGAAACCAAAGTCAGGTGAAACGGACAAGATGAAAAAGAAACGTGCATCCTTTAAAGCAAGACACGGTAAGAACATTAAAAAAGGTAAACTAAGTGCAGCATATTGGGCTGATAAAGTAAAATGGTAGCACGTATGTGTACTGCCTCTATTTGGAGATAAATTAATGATGAATAAAAAGAAAGCTGGTGCCTATATGGGTGGTGGCATGGCTAAAAAGAAAAAACCTATGGCGGCAACAGGTTACAAAGAGGGTGGTGACACTAAGAAAAAAGAAACTTTTGGTCAGGCGTTTAAACGTAGCCGTAAAAAGTTTATAAATAGTGGCAGTGCTGCAGACTACACCTTTAAACACAATGGAAAGTCTTACAACATTCTTCAAAAGGGTGAGACTAAAGCTGGTGTAATGAAAAAGTTCTCTGCACCTAAGACATCTGTACGTCCTAAGACACGGCCTAGTGCAGGTATCTCTGCTAATACTAAGAAGAAGATTGAAGAGACAGTTAGAAAAGTAGCTACTCCTTCTGCAACTACTTCTAAAGACAAAGGTAGTTCATATGAAGAAAGGCAAAAGCAATTACGTAAGGATAAAGCAGCCGCTGCAAAGCGCAGAGGTATAGGCGCAGGTTCTTTTGCAGGTAAGGGTGCAGGTAAAGATAAACCTAAAGCCAAACCTACACGTAAAGCTGATGGTGTTCCCGCTAGGTTGCGTGAAAAAACAACTGATGGACTTCCTAAAGGTATTGGAGGGATGCTTAATCGTAAAGATGAGCCGGGCGCACCTTTCTTAGGATCAAAGGGTGGTAAATCTGCTAAAGCAAAAGCTGCTAACAGTGCAAAAGTTGCTGCAGGACAAGCTAAGTATAGAGATAGAGGAACACCTGTACAGCTTACTCTTTCACGAAGAAACTTGCGTAAGTTTAAAAAAGACCCGTCTTCTTTGACTAAGATAGAAAAAGATCGTTTATTTAAAACTTTAAAGCGTCAAGGTGTTGCTATTCCTAAAGGTCTTTCTGGAAACAATCGGTAGGACTTAATAAATAAATTGCATAACGGGGTTGCAATCTTGTATGTAGTCCTGTAACATAAAGCATGGTATAACTATCTCTGGTAATACATAGAGGAGTTATACCATGTTTAAGAAATTTATCAAAGTACTACAAGAGAGCCAACAGCGCAGAGTACAATACTGGCAGTTACACAATATGTCAGATGCCTCTCTTAAAGACATTGGAGTCACACGTGGTGAAATCAAGCAGAAGTTCTACGGCAAAGACTGTATCTAAAGCGAAACCTAAGAGAGGCTACGCTAAGGGTGGGTCAACAGTAAATGCGGCAGGTAATTATACTAAGCCTAGTATGCGTAAGTCTCTTGTCGCATCCGTTAAGGCTGGCGGCAAAGGAGGAAAGCCCGGCCAGTGGTCGGCTCGTAAAGCTCAAATGGTTGCCAAGCAATACAAAGCAAAAGGTGGAGGGTACACGTAATGAAAGTAGACGCACCTAAAGGTTATCATTGGATGAAACAAAAAGATGGCAGCTTAAAACTAATGAAGCATGACGGTAAGTTTGTTCCTCACAAGGGGGCAAGCCTTACTGCTAACTTTGCTGTACAGAAAAAACACAATGCCAAACAAAAGTAAAACAACTAAAGCAAAGAAAAAGCCAACCGCCAAGATGAACTCTGGCGGTTTAGCTTCAAGTCAAAAGAGCCTTAAGTCGTGGACTAAGCAGGATTGGAGAACTAAAAGTGGTAAACCTTCTACGCAAGGTCCAAAGGCTACAGGAGAACGTTACTTGCCAGCTAGTGCTATTAAGGCTATGGGTGCTGGTACGTATGCTGCGTCTTCAGCAAAAAAGAGAGCAGATACAGCAAAAGGTAAACAGTTCTCTAAGCAGCCTAAGAAAGCGGCTAAAGCGTCTAGGGCGCACAGGAGAATAACGTGAGCAAAAAGTTAAATGAAAAGCAACAACTCTTTATGCAGGTCTTGTTTGATGAGGCCCAAGGAGATGTTGTACAAGCTAAGAAGTTAGCAGGTTACTCAGATGGTACTGCTACACGTATAATAGTTGAAGCTTTAAAGGATGAAATCTTTGAGGCTACTAAAACTTATATGTCTAGGCTTGGCCCTAAAGCTGCTGTAGCTTACGGTAGTGCACTTATGGACCCTACACAGTTAGGCATTAAAGAGAAAATGGTAGCAGCAGGGCAGATACTAGATCGTGCTGGTGTTGTTAAAACTGAAAAGGTTGCTGTTGAGTCTAGTGGTGGATTGTTTATCTTACCACCTAAAGAGGGCAGTGATGCCTGACTTCTTTGCTGAAAACGACTTAGGCTTTTGGATGTTACCTAAGCCTGACAAGATGAAGAAGTGGGAAAGAATACCAAGGTTAGTCAAACCTGTGCCTTGGGGTTACGAGATAGACCCTGATAACAAAGAATGGTTAAATCCTATCGTTAGAGAACTAGAACTATTAGAGCTTGCAAAGAAACATTTAAAGCAGTATAGTTATAGAGAAGTTTCTGCTTGGTTAACTACACAGTCAGGTAGAAGTATATCTCACATGGGTTTAAAGAAAAGAGTAGACATTGAGCGAAAACGTAAAACAGTTGCTAGAATTAAACGTGAGCTTGCCAAAAGGCTCCAAAAAGCCATCTCGCATTACGAAACGCTTGAAAAAGAAAGGGTCGGCTACTACACCCAAGCCAACTAAAAAAGTTTCACGTGAAACAAAACAGAAGGTTCCTGCTACTCCTATAGCTCAACCCTTTGATGTAGAGGAAGCGCAGAACATTGTCTTCAAACCTAACGCAGGGCCACAGACAGACTACTTAGCTTCTAGTGAACGTGAGGTTTTATATGGCGGGGCAGCGGGTGGAGGTAAGAGTTACGCTACACTAGCAGACCCTTTACGCAGTCTTAACCATAAAGACTTCAGTGGGTTACTTGTACGGCATACTACAGAAGAACTTAGGGAGCTTATACAGAAAAGTCAAGAGTTGTACCCTAAAGCAATTCCCGGTATTAAGTGGTCAGAGCGTAAGTCACAATGGGTTACACCTAGAGGTGGGCGCATTTGGATGAGTTACCTAGACAAAGACCAAGACGTTATGCGCTACCAAGGACAGGCGTTTAACTACATTGCATTTGATGAGTTAACACAATGGGCTACACCGTTTGCGTGGAACTATATGCGCTCACGCTTACGTAGCTCCGCACCTGAGTTAGGCTTGTATATGAGAGCTACAACTAACCCCGGTTCTATTGGGCATCAATGGGTAAAGAAGATGTTTATTGATCCTTCTAAACCTAACAAGCCTTTCTGGGCTACTGATATTGAAACAGGGGAACGCTTAGAGTACCCTAAAGGCCACACTAAAGCAGGACAACCTTTGTTTAAACGTAGGTTTATACCTGCCAGTTTGTTTGATAATCCTTATCTAGCTGACAGTGGTGACTACGAAACTATGCTTTTATCTATGCCAGAGCATCAACGCAAACAACTATTAGAAGGAAACTGGGATGTCAATGAGGGTGCAGCGTTCCCTGAGTTCAACAGAAAAATACATGTTGTTGACCCTTATGACATACCTAATAGCTGGACGAAGTTCAGAGCTTGCGATTACGGCTACGGCAGTTGGACAGGTGTTGTGTGGTTTGCTGTGTCTCCCTCAGAGCAACTGGTAATATACAGAGAGATGTATGTCACCAGAGTTACAGCTACAGACTTAGCTGATATGATCTTAGAGGCAGAGGCAGACGATGGCACCATAAGATACGGCGTGTTGGACTCGTCCCTCTGGCATAAAAGAGGTGACACTGGGCCTAGCCTAGCTGAACAAATGATTATGAGGGGCTGTCGCTGGAGGCCGTCTGATCGTTCAAAAGGGTCTAGGGTTTCAGGTAAAAATGAGATACACCGCCGTTTGCAGGTAGATGAGTTTACTGAGGAACCCCAACTCGTATTCTTTTCTACCTGCACCAACTCTATAGCGCAACTACCTAGTCTACCGTTAGACAAACGCAATCCAGAAGATGTTGATACAAATGCAGAAGACCACTTGTATGATGCTATACGTTACGGTATAATGACTAGACCACGAAGCTCCCTATGGGATTTTAATCCTGCAACACAGAGAAGCGGCTTTCAAGCTGCTGATCCTACATTTGGATATTAAGTATGGACCCTGAAGATTTTACAAACGACTTTGAACAGAACTTAGAATCTGCAGAATCGGCACACATTAAAGATGTTACTACTCAAGCTATGTCTGATCCTAAAGCAGGACACATTATTGAGTTAGTTATGAGTAAGTTTAAGAAAGCTGAAGATGCAAGGTATATTGATGAACAGCGATGGATGGGTGCCTATCGTAACTATAGGGGTATATACAATACTGAAGTACAATTTACTGAGGCTGAAAAGTCAAGAGTATTTGTAAAGGTTACTAAGACTAAAACACTAGCTGCTTATGGTCAAGTAGTTGATGTATTGTTTGGTAACAAAAAGTTTCCTCTTGCTATTGATCCTACTACACTACCAGAGGGTATTCAAGACTCAGTGCACTTTGATACCAACCCTCAAGCAGAACAAGGTGCAAGTGAGTTAAAAGAAGCCTTTGATCCTGTACCTTTGTTTAATAGTGATACTGTACTTGAGCCGGGAGATACTGTTGTATCTTTGCGTGAGCGTGTTGGTGGTATGTTTAAAAAGTTACAACCTGTTGAAGATAAACTAATAGATGGTCCCGGCACTGGTCCTACTGCAGTAACGTTTAGCCCTGCTATGATTGCAGCAAAGAAGATGCAAAAGAAAATACACGATCAACTAGAAGAGTCAGGTGCTAACAAACAGTTACGCTTAAGTTCTTTTGAGTTGGCATTGTTTGGCACAGGTATCATGAAGGGTCCATTTGCTGTCAACAAAGAGTATCCTAATTGGAATGAGGAAGGTGAGTATCAGCCTACAATCAAGACTGTGCCTTCTACTAGCCATGTATCTATATGGAACTTCTACCCTGACCCTGATGCAGCTAACATGGATGAGGCTGAGTACATTGTTGAACGTCACAAGTTGTCACGCTCACAAGTACGTGCACTTAAAGGTCGGCCTTTCTTTCGTGATAACGCCATTGAAAAGTCTCTTAACATGGGTGAGTCCTATGAAAAGAAGTGGTGGGAACAAGCTATGGAAGATGACTCTCAAGAGTCAAAAGCAGAGCGTTATGAGTTGTTTGAGTTTTGGGGATACGTAGATACAGACATCCTTAAAGAACACGATATTGACATTCCTAAAGAACTAAAAGATTTAGAGCAGTTGAGTGTTAACATTTGGGTGTGTAACAATCACGTTATCCGTTTAGTTATGAACCCATTTAAACCTGCACTTATTCCTTACTACGCTGTACCCTATGAGCTTAACCCTTATAGCTTCTTTGGTGTAGGTATAGCTGAGAATATGGATGATACACAGACTCTTATGAATGGGTTTATGCGTATGGCTGTAGACAATGCGGTTATGTCGGGTAACCTTTTGATAGAGATTGATGAAACCAACTTAGTTCCCGGCCAAGATTTATCTCTGTATCCCGGAAAAGTCTTTAGAAGACAAGGGGGTGCGCCCGGACAAGCTATTTTTGGTACTAAGTTTCCGAATGTTGCTGGCGAGAATATGCAACTATTCGATAAGGCTCGTACATTAGCAGACGAGAGTACAGGCTTTCCTAGCTTTGCTCATGGTCAGACAGGAGTACAAGGTGTCGGACGTACAGCTTCTGGCATTAGTATGCTCATGTCTGCTGCTAATGGTTCTATACGGAATGTAATTAAGAACGTAGATGATTACATGCTTGCCCCTTTAGGTAAGGCATTCTTTAACTTTAACATGCAGTTCGACTTTGATCCTTCTATTAAAGGTGACTTGGAAGTACGCGCACAGGGTACTGAAAGCTTGATGGCTAACGAAGTACGTAGCCAACGTTTGATGCAGTTCTTGCAAGTAGCACAGAACCCAACACTAGCACCGTTTGCTAAGATGGATTACATCATTCGTGAGATTGCTGTGAGCATGGACCTTGACCCTGATAAGGTAACTAATAGTCTACAAGACGCTGCAATACAAGCGGAGATACTCAAGAAGTTCGCACAGCCTCTACCAGAAGCACCACAAGGTGCAGTTCCTCAGTCGGGTGGTCAAGCCCCTGCACCACAAGGACAAGCTCCTACAGGCCCACAAGACGCCTCTGGCGGTGGAGGGGGTAACATAGGTACAGGCTCCGCACCTGCTCCGGGTGAGCAAGGCTTTACAGGGACACAACAACAATGAGTGCGCTAACAAGGTTTATCTCCAAAGAACTCAAGGAAGCTTTCGGGGCTACGGATAACCCTAAGTTTAATCCTATGTTTAAAGAGACAGGTGGTATGCTTGATGATGTATCGGACCCTGATACAGATACTGTTGCTGAGTTCTACAGTCCTATGGAGTCTGCTATTGAGAATGCTCCTATAAGTAAAGCCGGTACTAGAGGAAGAAACATTGAGGCGTTTGTACGTAAACGTGCACCTAAAGTAACCAAGGGTGAGTTAGACTATAGAGAGTTTAGTTTAGACCCTGAGAGAAGGTACACTAGAGGTAGCAACAGTAATGTCCTTGATTATGCAGATGAGTACTCTATTGATACCGAGGCTGTAGATATTGGGTCTTTAAACATTAAGGCTTTAAAAAAGAATCCTTTGTATCGTAACACTCAAAGACAAAGTAATTTAACAGACCCAGAGGTAGGCTATCAAGAACTAGGCATTGATGTTGCAGGTGAAGATTTAGGTTTAATGACACATCATGGTGGTTCTAACTTAGCACACACTCGTTATAGTTTAAGGCAAAACTTGCTTGATCCTAAAGCAGATAAAAAGGCTCCTTATTATGAGAGAACTCCTGAAGAGGGACCAGATTACATTTTAATAGAAGAACTGCAGTCTGACGTAATACAAAATATGTCAGATAATCCTAGTAAAGTTATTGGTGAGGCTACAGCAGAGTACCGAAAAGAGTTTAAGTCTGCTATGGAAGACATAGCTTTTAAACCTGAGTTTGATATGCCGGGAACTCTATTTGAAGACTTTGAAGACTTTGTGTTTAACAAGTACTTACCTATAAGAACTAATAAAAAACTTAGTGACTCTGAAGCAGATAAAGCTATTCAAAAGATATTTGAGGACGCAGACTTACTGCCTTTTGCGTCAAAACCTAGAGCTAACTTGATAGCTATAAAACAATACTTTGAGGCAATGGCACAAAAGAAGCTTAACGTATATGATTTCTCAGGCAAAGATAATATATTAGGTCTTGTTATGGATGAGGCAAATGATGTTATAGGTAAGGCTCTGATGACTACAAGTAAAAAAGAAACACCTATTCCTAAATTGACTGACTCTGTACGAGTACTATTGCAGTCTATTATTGCTGACGCTAAGTCTAAGGGTATTGATGAGATCGTATTACCACCTATTGAGAAACTTGCAGCAAAACGATTTAGTGCAACTTCAAAAGAATACAAAGCGTCTATAGCCAAGGGTTCAGGGTTTCACAATACTTATGTAGTTGCCTTTGAAAAAGCTCTTAAACAATTAAAGGGTGAATTGGGTAGTCAAGTAAAGATAGGTAAGAAAGATTTAGTTTATAGATCAGATATTTCTGTTAATGATAGGCGAATGGCAGAAAGATTTCCTAGAGGGGATATTGCTAAACGAGTTGCGGAAGCTGATGCCGCAGGTAATGTAAAAGTACAAGGTACATCTATCAACATTAAAGACTTGAAGCTAGACCCAAAGAAAGCTAAACTACGTCTAAACAAAGGTGGATTAGTACAGAGGCCCAGCGCATGAGTAAGTTAAAGAAGTTAGTTAATGACAAGCCTTTATGGGATTCTTTCTGTATTATGCTTGACAACAAAATTAATATGGTGCATACTAACATGGAACAAGCTGAAGATCAAAAAGCTTTATTTAGGTTCCAAGGTCAGGCCAGTGCCTTACGCAAATTAAAAACATTGAGAGAAGAGGTTAACGCAGATGGCTGAAGATCAAACACGTATGGCGTTCATGAGCGATGCAGATGAAAAGGTTGACCCTGTATCGGGTAACGATGTACCTCCGGGTTCTTTGCCTGAAGAGGTACGGGATGACATTGATGCTAAACTAAGTGAAGGCGAGTATGTTGTACCTGCTGATGTTGTACGTTTCTTTGGTGTTAAGCTTTTTGAAGACCTACGCATGGAAGCCAAGAGGGGTCTTGCTGCTATGGATGAAGATGGGCGCATTGGTGGTGAGCCTGTACCTGAAGAAGTTTACAATGACGATGAGGTTGTTACAGATGAAGACCTTGAGAAACTAAAAGGTATGCTAACTACGGGCATGGCTGATGGTGGCTTGATAGATAAAATCGTTAATGCAGCCAAAACAGACCCTACAGTTAACAAGGTGTTGAATGCTCAAGGAGTTACTGTAGGCATGGCTGAAGGGGGTGTAGTTAAACGCTACGCTAACGGAGGTTACGAAGAAGGTAAAGTAGCGGAAGCACTAAAAGGTGTTATGGGTTTAGTAAAAACTAATCCTAAGTTACAAGAAATGTTAGCTACTAAGGGTCTTAAGATTAATACTACAGGTGCTGACAAGACTGCTGAAGCTATGGAAAAAGCTAATAAGCCTAACGTAACAACAGAGCCTATCATGGATGAGAAACAAGTTACTGTAGGCATGGCTGAAGGCGGTATGGTTGCAGGTGATCCTTTTGACTTTGAAGAGAAAGCACGTGCATCTGCAGCAGAAGGGGATAATGTTACACCTGCACAGATGAAACAGGTCTTAGCTGACTTTGATGCTTTGCCTCAATTCAAAGGTGTATACAATGAGGATATTAAATATTTAGCGGATGCGGGTTCACTTGTGACTGCACCAAACTCTACCTTTAACTTTCAAGATTGGATGACTGTAGGTTTTACTCCTGCAACGGACATGTTTAGTTTTCTGGCAAATAACACAGAAGGCTTAAAGATGATTAAGTACGTCAATGCAGACGGGCGTATTTTAGAACTTGCAGAAGGCGTTGCACCACCAGCAGGTTTTGAGTTGTATACACCTCCTGCTGCGACTGCGCCTACAGCACAGGCTACTAATCAGCCTGTAGAAAAAAAAGAACGACAAACTGGTGATGACTCTAGGGTTGGCCCCGAACCTAAAGGAGACACGGAGCCTACCCCTCCACCAAACTTTAGTGTGATGACTACTGATGAACTAAAAGCTGCTATGGATAGTGCTGCCACGGTAAACAAGTTTTCTAATTTAGGAATGTTGCTTGGGCCTATAGGCGCACTAGGGGGTATTGCAATTCAAGCCACTATGAGGTCAAGAGGTATTCAAATTGGTAAGGCTGCTGAAGAGAAACTAAAAAAGACGGACAAGAATAGTGCTGAATATGCAAAACTTGTAGAATTAGTAAAACGAGGTGGCATTGCAAGTTCAGGACCAACAGGTTGGATTGCAGGTAAGCTGGCTAAAAAGGCACAAGAGAATGCTACTGCTGCTGCAAAAGAGGGGGGCGTAGACGGTACTCCTACAATTACTGCAAAGGTAAGTAGTGCAGACATTACTAAAACGTCTTCAAGCAGCAGTCTTAATAAAGCTGCACGATTAAAAGCATCTAAGGAAAGACTAGACGCTCGTATTGAGCAGGAAAGAAAAGAAGCTGCAGAAGCTGCAAAAAAAGAAAGTTTACAACAACAATATGCTAGTTACGGTAGGGGGAGAAGCACTAACGAGGGAGGTGATAACGGAGGGGGCGGTAGCAGTGGAAGTTTTGGAGATACCATAACAGGATCAGGCAGAAGTCAATCAGAAATTGATGCAGGTGC